TGCTGGGCCACTCCAATCTGGAGATGACGCAGCTGTACCTGCACGAGCGCGGCGCCGAGGCGCAGAAGTGGAAGCGGGTGCCGACGCAAACCACGAGGAACACTGAATGAAAAAGCGCTACTTCGCTTGGCTCGCAGCACTGCACATCAGCGCGCACGCGCAAGACAAAAACCCACTCGATCAGCCGGTGCGCAACTGGCTATTCATCCTGATGATGTCGCTGCTCGGCGGCTTCGTGAGTTGGTACTCGAAGGTCAAAAAAGGCGAGTTGGCAGCAACCAACTTGTTCGCGCTGATCGGCGAGTTCATGGTCTCTGCGCTGGCGGGCCTGCTGGCCTTTCTGGTCTGCGACTACTTCACTTTGCCGCTGGGCATCACGGGCGCCGCCGCTGGGCTTGCGGGCCATGCTGGCGCCAAGGCACTCGCCATCGGCGAAGCGTGGTTGCAGCGTGCGGCCGAGCAGAAATTCGGCATCAAGGCCACCGCCCCTGCACCACTGGATGAAACCGACAAGGATTCGCGGCCGTCGAGTTAGTGGGGTTGTGCAGGCCGCAACCGGGCCGACACCCGGCACCAACTCCCCACCTTGCACCGCGCCGTGGCCTTGCACGGCGCGGTGCTCCTACATCCAACTTGGATCGACGCTCGACTAGAATGCCCTGATGACCACCGGCCGCGAACTCGAAGTCAACCTCAGCACGCTGCTGGGGCTGAACAACCGGCGCCCGGACTTCCGACTGCGCACCAAGGACGGGGTGTTCGTGCGCAGCGCAGCGAACACGCTGATCAGCGACGCCGGCACCGCCAAGCGCCGCAGCGGCTACACCCGCAAGCTGCAGGGCGCCAACTGCCACTCGTTCTGGGTGGATCGCGCCACGGACGTCGGCTTCTATGCGGACGGCTCGGCGCTGTACCGGGTGCGTTCCGCGGGCAGTGGACTGGCCCGCGAGCTGATCGCTAACAACCTCGTACCTGGCCGTGCGCTGACCTATGCGCGTGCGGGTACGGACGTGCTGTTTTCCGACGGCGCGACGATCCGCTGCGTCGGCGCAGCTGGCGAACGGCCGTTTGGTGTGCCGACACCAGACAGCGTGCCCGCAGTGGCGGCTGTCGCCGGTGGTTCGCTGCCGGCAGGCGTCTACCAGGTGAGCATCGCCTTCGCCACCGACGACCTGGAGCTGAGCGGCATGACGCCGGCTACCTCAGTCGAGGCAGCCGCAGGCAGCAAGCTCGTGGTCTCGAACTTGCCCGCAACCTGGCCGGCAGGCGCCGCCACACTTCTGCTGTACGTGACGCAGCCGAACAGCACGACGCTGCTGGTGGAACAGCGGCTGACCGCGCCCACCACCAGCACGACGCTGGTCGGCCTGCTGGGCAGCGGCATGCAGGCCACGACCTACCTGTCCCGACCATTGCCGGCGGGGCGCATCCTGCGCTACTTCGGCAGCCGGCTGTACTCCGTGTCGAGCAACGTCGTCTGGTACAGCGACGTGTACTCGCCTGCGCTGTGCTCGCCGATGCGCAACTACGTGATGTTCAACGCGCCCATCACGCTGTTCGAGCCGTGTGAAGACGGCATCTTTCTGGCCGCCGACGAGACCTACTGGCTCGGTGGCGACATCGAGTCGGCGGCCCCCAAGATCGTGCTGCCGACCACCGCCGTGTTCGGCAGTGCTTGCGCGCTGCCGCAGACCAAGCAGGTTGTGTGGATGTCTGACAAGGGCCTGGTGCGCGGAAGCGCGGGCGGCGCGGTTGAGCTGCTCCAGGATGAAAACGTCGTCGTCGCACCGGCCGCGTCGGGCGCGACAACCGTGCTCGAAGCGGATGGCCAACGGCACGCCTTGTCCGCACTGTCCGGGACGCGCCTGTCCGGCGCTGCCGCCAACAGCTACATGGACGCGGAAGTCATCCGCAAAGGAACCACGCTATGAACTCCACCGCAGGTGCGGGCTTCGTCTACGTCATCGAGACGATCAAGGGCGGGCGTGTGATCGACCAGATCACCGCCCACAACGTGATGCCCACCGAAGGCGCCAACGCCATCCTTCAGGCGGCGCTGCTGGGCGGCACCCAAGTGCCGACCTGGTACATCGGGCTGTACGAGGGCAACTACACGCCCAGCATCGGTGACACGGCGGCGCTGCTGCCAGGCCTGGCCACCGAGTGCACGACCTACGACGGCACGACCCGCAAGTCCTGGGTGCCCGGGGCGGCGACCGGCGGCGCCGCGAGCAACGCCGCGGCGAAAGCCGAGTTCACCTTCACGGCCAACAAGACCGTGTACGGCGGCTTCATGACGTCGGCCCCGGCGCGCGGCGCGACGGTCGGCGCGCTCGTCTCGGTCGTGCGCTTCCCCTCTCCGCGCGTCCTCGACATCGACAGCATCCTGCGGGTGACTGCCGGCATCGTCCTCACCCCCACCTGAAAGGAGCCATCATGGCGCTGAAACTCTCGACTGGCCTGCGCGGCAAGCTGATGGACGCGGGCTCGCTGAAGTCGATCTTCGCGGGCGGCCTGATCAAGATCTACGCCGGCGCAGCGCCGGCTGACGCTGACGCCGCAGCCACCGGCACGCTGCTGTGCACCATCTCGCTGGCCGGCGCCGGCACGGGCATCAACTTCGACACGGCGGCAGTGGCCGGCATTCTGTCGAAGGCGCCCGCCGAGACCTGGAGCGGCACGAACGTGGCCACGGGCACTGCCTCGCATTTCCGCCACGTCGCTGCTGGCGACACCGGGGCACTGTCCACCACCCAAGCCCGCATCCAGGGCTCGATTGCCACGGTCGGCGCAGACATGAACCTCAGTTCGGTGTCGCTGGTCAACGGCGCGGGGCAGACCGTGGACTACTACTCGGTCACGGTGCCGGCGGCGTAAGCAGCCATGGCCAGCCAGGACGTCCTCGACGACTTCCTCGGGGCTTCCGAGGGGCTGAGCACCACCGTGCCCGGCACACTCACGGGCTTGACCACGGCCGAGTGGGTCGCCATCGACCAGTCGGGGTCGCCGACTTCTGCGTTCGTCCGTACCAGCTCGGGCACCACCGCCGTGATGCCTGCCGCCGGGCAGGCCCGGTACGCCCGGCTGGACATGGACACGCTCGTGCACTCGGCCGGCGTGACGACGTTCGAGGCGTCCATCGCCCCTGGCGGGCAGCTGCGGGTCAACCTGGACTTCGGCACGCGGTTCCTGTCCGTCGAGTGCGGCGCGGACGGTTCCGGCAACTGGATGTGGAACCAGTCGCCCTCCACCGTCAACGGGTCGTTCACTGGAACGGCGCCTGGCGCGTTCGTGGTGCTGCGCATCGAAGTCACCAGCACCGCCACGCGCTACTACGTGGACAACGTGCTGAAGTACACGCACAGCTCAGGCGTCCCGTACAGCACCGTCGTCAACAGCGTGCGCCTGGGCTACCCCCGCGTGTTCGCCGCGCACGGCTACTCGACTGGCGCGACGGTCCTGGCGCTGAACTACCTGCACCTGAAGACCGAGGCGACCACCGGCCCGCTGGGCGGCCCTGGGGGCGGCGACACCATCGGGCCGACGTTCCCCTCCACTGTGATCAGTGTGGCCGCGCTCTACACGTCCTACACCGCCACGTGGCCGACTGCCAGCGACAACGTCGACGCCTTCGGCACCGTCGCCTACGAGTACCGCATCAACGGCGGCGGGTTCGTCAGCAACGGCACCGCGACCACGCTCACGCGCACTGGGCTGGCGCCGGGGACGTCCGAAGTGCTGGAAGTTCGCGCGAAGGACGCAGCCGGCAACTACAGCTCCAGCATCTCCACCACGGCGACGGCGTACCTGCTGCCGACTGAGCAGACACTGTTCTCCGACACCTTCACCGGCGAGGGCGTGTTGCGCGGGTCGCCTGGGCAGACCGGGCTGTTTGCCCGGTCCATCTGGGGCGCCAAGGTCGGCACGTTCGGCGGCGGCACGATCCCGGGCGGGTCAGGGCTCGGGGTCGTCAGTGACACCGATGCGTTCGCCCGTTCGTCTGCCGGGCTCGCGTGGACTGCAGGCGGCGATGCTGCCAGCGTTTCCGGCTCCCCGCCGCCCGGCAGCACCGCTGAAATGCCTGTCGTGATGGAGGTCGCCGGGCGCGGCGACTTCCGCGCGCTGTTCGGGCTGAACGGTGTGGCGTACGGCATGACGATCTACAACACCACCGCGGGCACGGGCAAGCTCGTTGTCTACGGCGGCGTCGTGCCGAGCGGGTGGGCTTCACCGCCCCCAGGCGAGCCCGCGACCATGACCATCCCTGCGGTGGTCAAAGACCAGACGTACACCATGCGGGTCGAGCGGACGCTGGACTCTGTTTCGTACTTCCTCGACGGCGTGCTGATGGGTGTGGCCAGCTCCGCGACGGTAGCGGTCACGGCGCTTGAGTTCTGGGGCCTGACCACCTACACAGCCCATGCAAACCCGGCGTTCGCGGTGGGTGGCCGGGCGCTGACTGACGTCGGCGAGACGGTCCAGAAATACCGCTATCTCCACTTGCGCGCCGGGCGCCTCGTCAGCGGCCCACTGGGCGCTCCGCGAGACCCCCACGACGACCCGCCGTTCGACCCGAGCCCGCCGCTCGGCCCCGGCAACGAGCCGGACCCGACCAACCCCTTCGCAGACTTCTGGACGAAGTTCAACGCCACCTATGAAGTCCCCTAAGCTCATCGGCAACCTGACGCCCAGCGCGGGCGTGGGCGACGGGAAAGCAAGGGCGCTCGACAACGTCGCAGCGCCCTTTCTCACTGCTGCGGGGCCGGGCTTCATCACGCGCAAGAAGGGGGACTTCATGGAAGTGCAGACCCTGGACGAAGCGCCCCAGGCCGCCAAGCCCCTGTTCTGGCTGCTGCGCCGCAATGCGCCGGCCGCCGTGCGCACCACGACGCGCACCACGACCGTCAAGAAAATCGTGCCGGCCACCGCCGCGAACAACATCATCGCCAGCTTCCTCGCGTTGAACGTGGGGGCGAACCGCATGGCCTACGCCATGGATGACACATTCGTGCCTTCGGGCACGACGGCGGACTACCTGGTCAACGACTCGTGGGCGGCCCTGGCCAACCTCAAGGCGGCTGGGCTTTCGCAGCGGCGCGCTGTCACGCCGCAGCACATCCGGTCGTTCTTCGCGACCGGGTGGGACGGCGCACGCGGCGCCTGGCGTTGGGGCTATTCCGCCAAGGTGATGGGGCTGTTCACGGGGTCGTTCTCCATCGGCACGACCACTGCCGCGCTGTTCCCATGCCAGCCGCGCGTCTTCCTGGGCGATACCGCGTCGTCGGTGATGACCGAAGCCACCGTACCGGGCGAAGACGACGGCCGCGTCCACTTCGGCGGCCAGCTCTTCGTCGTCGGCCCCGGCAAGCTGTGCGGTCTGGTGTGCGTGGCCGACCGCGTGATGTTCGGCGACGTCGGCCCTGCAGATCGTCGAGTGACCCCGTACTTCCTGTCCTCGAACGACCACGGCGAAACCTGGGCGCGCACGCCGGCCGCATTCTTGCTGCCCTACGTGCGCAGCGGCCCGTTCGGCACCCTGCACTCCGAAGCGCTGCGGATGATGGCCTCGATGTTCTTCTTCGCGTACATGGGCGAGGGCAAGTCGCTGTTCGTGCTGCGCTACCAAGACCCCAGCACGCCGTTCGCCATCATCGCTCGGGAGTTCCTCTACGAGTCGGGCGCTTTCACCGACATCACTTCGGCATTCAGCTCGACCGGCTTCCTGCCCGTGGGTCGGTGGCGGCTCAACAACTTCGGGACGCTCGGCTTCGCAGACCAGTCCGACCCATTCTGCTCCGACCCGGTGCAATACTGCTTCGGCCCTGGCTGCCTGGCAGTGCGCATCGTCAGTGCGACCGACCCGTTCGCTTCCGACCGTCTGCGCATCACCCGCGACTTTGGCGCAAGCTGGACCGAAGCAACCATCCTGGCGCTGCTGGGCGCAGGGCACTACGCGGCCGACATCCTGGTGGCGCAGCCCTACGTGGACGCCGACCGCCCGGGGCTGATCTACCTGGCCGCCATCGAGGCGGGCGGCGTGCGCTTCTTCAAGACGGACGGCCTGTTTGCCTCGGCCGCCGCCGTAGGTTTCATCCCCGGGGCTGACTGGTCGGGCGTGACCCTCGTCACCAAGACCGCCCACCCGTACCCGCAGCTCCTCAACGAGTTCGGGCCCACCCCGTAAGGAGCAGACATGGCCACCACACTGAACGCGGGCCACCGGCTGTACCGCCGGTCCGCCTACGAAATCACCGTCGAGGGCCGCACCGGCGTGCCGCCGACGCCGGTCTCGGTGTACGCCTGCGGGTTCTATCCGCTGAGCGAGCTGCTCGCCGCGTACGCCGCCCGGGGCGAGTTGATCGGGGGCCTGCCGTATGTGACCGGGCTCGACTACTCGCTACTCAGCACCGACGGCGATCCGGCTGTGCGCGACGGCTACTACGCCAGCGGCAGCTTCCCGCTGCTGGGTGCCGCGGGCTACGTCTGCGGCGACTTCCTCACTGGCGAAATGACCCCGGCCGTGGAGCCCATTGCCCCCACGACCCGCGTTGCGCCCACCGCCGGGTGGAACGCTGGTGCGGTCTCAGCCGCAGCGTTCTTCCGCCAGGGGCGCGTGAAGTTCCGCGTGCAGACGGGCAAGCGTTTTCTGGTGGGCCTGGGCGACAACGTCGACCCGCTGTCGCTGGACGGCCGGTTCATCGGCTGGACGATCGACAACGGGTACGCAGCCGACCTCTGGCGACAAGGCGGCGGCGCTGAGGGCTCGCTGACCCCGGGCGGTGGCGCCATGGGCACCTACGTGCCGGCCGACGACACCACCATCTACACGGTCGAGCTGCTGCGCGGCAAGATGACGTTCACCCGAGCCGACCGCGCCAACACCACGTCGAGCTACCAGACATCGGTGCCGCTGGATGCGCCTGGCGTGTGGATGCTGAGCGCCGCCCTGTGGGAGCCGGGCTCCTGGGTCGAAGGCATCGAGGTCGTGGCCTACAGCGGCGCGGACCTGACGCTGCCACCACTGGCAGGCAGGGCAGGGCAGGGCACGCCATTCAGCGGCGGTGTGTTGGCGCTGCCCCGGCTGACCATCACCGAAGCCCGCACGGCCACGCGGGCAGACCTGACGCTCCCCAAGATGCAGCTGCTGGGCGGCCGGGCCATCTGCCAGGCGATGCTGACGCTGCCGGCACTCGCCGTGGTCAGCCAGGAAGAACTGCTGCTGGCGACGGCGCCCCGCGCCAACTTGGAGCTGCCGACGCTCACCATGTCGGCGCACTCGGTGGTGGGCACCGTCGCCCGCGCTGCGCTGGAACTGCCGCTGATGAAGGCGCGGCTGACCCAGGGCATGATCGGCGAAGCGCTGCTGGAACTGCCCGCGATGCGCGGGTTCGCCTACACGCTTCCGGCCGGTGAAGGATGGATGACGTCGATCACTTCTGCTGTGCCGACTCTGGGCGCGTTCACCGAAGTGTTCGCGGTCATCGACGCCAGCGGCGCCCTCAGCACCGTGGTGGGCGTGTCCGTCATCAAGGACGCCGCTCTGGTGTCCGAAGCGGGCGCAGCCGCCACGTTCCAACTGTCGGCGGTGCTGACCGAGACGCTCATCAGCCAGGTGCTGACCGGCACCGACGCGGCTGACGACGGTGTGGGCGAAGTGTGGGCGGTGAACCTGGGCGAGACCCCCGCGTCCTCGACGTTCGAGAACTACCCGTTCAACAGCTTCGGCGTCATCGCCGGCCAGGCCTACGGACTGCGCGAAGACGGCTTGTTCGCCCTCACTGGCGACGACGACCACGGCGCGCCGATCCGCGCAAGCGTGTCGTTCGGTGCGCAAGACTTCAACTCGAAGACGCTCAAGCACATGGCGCGCGCCTACACCGGCGCGTCGTCCACCGGCCGGCTGTTCCTGAAGATCACGGCCGAAGGCGCCGAGCACATCTACGCCGCCCGTGCCGCGTCGCCCGAACTGCAGCAGCAGCGCTTTGACGTGGGCCGAGGACTGAAGGCGAACTACTTCACGTTCGAGCTGTTCAACAGGGACGGCGACGATTTTGAAATCGACAGCGTGACGTTCGTCGCGGCTGAGTTCAAGCGGAGGATCTGATCATGAGTCTGGGCACCCTTTCCGGCGGTCCCGGCGCGTATGTGCCGGTGATCATCAGCGCAGCCTGGGACAAGGCCACGATGCTGTCCGAGCAGGCGTCGGCCAAGATTGACACGGCCATCGCGCTGACCTCGCCCGCACCGAGCGCACCGCTGCCGACCCCCATCGACACGCCGACGCTGCCCACGGCGCCGACTGTCACCGGCGTCAACCAAGCCACGGCAACGTCGCTCTACGACTCGACCAGCAGCGACCTGGTGGACATGCTGGCGGGGTTGTTCAGTGGGTTCCTGACCGAGCACTTCCCGGCGGACGACTTCGCCGCCGCCGCGCAGGATTGGGTGACCCGAGCGCTCACCGTGGGCGGCAGCGGCATCAACACGAACGTCGAGACCCAGCTCTGGAACCGGGCACGCGACCGGGCGCTGACCGACGCCAACCGCAACCGCGAAGCGCTGGAAGCCGACTGGGCCGCACGCCGATTCCCCACGCCGCCCGGCGCGCTGCGCTACGGCCAGCTCATGATCGAGCGCACGGCCCAGGACGCCATTGCCGAGGCGGCCCGCACCCAAGCCACCGAGACGTTCACCCGCGAGGTGGAGAACACCCGGCTGGCTGTCGAGCGGGCGGTGTCGCTGCGCAGCCTGGCCCTGACGTCTGCGTCGGAGTACATCCGTACGCTGGCCCAGGGGCCGCAGGTCGCCGCCCAGGTGGCGTCCACGATCATCGACTCGCAGTCGCGCTTTGCGGCCACGCTGACCGACTTCTACCGCGCCCAGATCACGGCAGCCGAAATCCCGCTGCGGGTCAGCACCACAAACGCCGAGCTGCGCATGCGCACGAACGAGACGAACGTGCGCACCGCCATGGAGACGCTGGGCCAGCGCGTGAACGCTGCGGTGGCCAGCGCGCAGATGGCGGGCACCCAGGCAGCGGCTGCGTTCAACGCGATCCACACCCAGGCCAGCGTGTCGGGCAACGACTCGACGGTGACGAACGTCGAGGGGTGATCAGCAGTGGGGAAACAGCGCTTTGACCCCCAAGCTCAGCCCTCGCCCGAGCCGGTACAGCCAGCTCTGGGCGGGGTCTTTGAACAGGATCACCGCTAGCTCGCCCGCCGCCAGCCCCACGACCACAACCCCCAAGACAAACAGCCAGCCTTCGTTCATGTGCGCCTCCGTTTCGCGCACCTTGTAGCACACGGCCTCGGACTAGAATCGAAGATAGTTCTAAGGAAGAAGCATGGCCCAAACTGCGATCCCCGGCCTCGACGTGAGCGACCCCGCAATGGAGCGGATGGCCCGGCGGATGCGCGTGCCGCCGCCCACGTCCAATGTGATGTACGGCACCCCGCAGGGCGTAGCGCTGGACCCCGGCGCGGCCGAAGCGGCGCGACGCTTCAGCACACAGCCGCCCATGCCCCCACAGCCCACCATGCGCAACGCGCCGCCCAACGCCGGGCCGCAACAGCCTCTGCCTGAGTCCCGCCCCTGGTCGCCGGCGGACGGCACGGCCAAGCCGCCGGTGGCCGAGCCCACGATCGAGCGGATTCGGGGCGCGGGTGCAGCCACGGGGCAGGGCATCAGGACGGCCGGGCAAGCGACCGGCGAAGCGCTGAAAACTGCAGGACGCGCCGCCGCGCAAGACGTGCTGCGTGGCGGCATGCGCAGCACTGGCGTTTTCAGCGGCATCAGCGAAACGGCCGGGCACGGCAACGCCTACTTCGACGACAACGTGCCCCTGATCGACAAGCTCCGCATCGGCGCCACCGACGCCGTGTCCACTGTGGGCAGCACGCTGGGGGCCGTCGGCGGCGGGGCGTTCGGCGCAGGCGTGGGATCGGTTGTGCCGGTGGCGGGCACCGTCGCCGGTGGTGTGGCAGGGGCTGTCGGCGGCGGCTACCTCGGGCACAAGGCCGGGCACGGCGTCGGCAACTTCCTGTTCGGCGGTGATGATGCGCTGGTCCGCAATGGTTACGACCCCAAGCGCAACATCATCGACGTCGCCAAGAGCGCGGCCAGTGGTGAAAACGGCTCCACCGTCTTTGGGCGCGGCAACGCAGCCGCAGGCCAAGGGCGCGGGTTCATCAACCCGCCGACGGCCAGCGAGCTTCCCGACTTCCCGCCCAACAGCCAGGGCCAGCCCGGCGGCACGGTGCCTGGCACTGGCGTGCCCATGCCGACGAACCCTGCCGGCACCATCCGCCGCAGCGGCAACAGCTACTCGGGCGAGAACATCAAGTTCGGCGCCGACATCGACAATCCGCGCAACCCGAACGCCGGCGTGACCTCGCTGCCGGCTGGCCCGGCCAGCATGCGCGGCTACGAGCTGCCGCAGTCCGTGACCACGGGCGACGGCGGCAGCACCGTGGGGCAAGGCCCCATCGGCTTTGGTGGCGGCACGCTGGTGGACAGCCTGCGCGCCAAGCATTTCAGCACGCCCAGCGCGAGCATCCTGACGCCCGGGGCCGGCAGCATGAAGCCGCGTGACGCCCGCCACGCCGCCAGCATTGCAGCGGAGCAAGCCATCGCCACGGCGCGCATGGCGAATGAGCGCGGCCTGGCCACCATGCGCGAGGGCGGCGACATGGCCCGCGCCAACCTGAGCGCCAACGTCCAGCGCGAGAACAACGCGGCCACCACCAACGCCACGATGCGCGGCCAGGACATGACCTACCAGGGCCACGTGCTGAGCGTGCGGCAGGCACAGGCCGCGGCCCAGCGCGCCCAGGCCAACACCGACCGCGAATACATGCGGGCCACCGGCAACGACGCATTTGCCCGCAAGGAGGGTCGCGACAAGCAGCTCACGGCCAACCTCGAATCCATCAACCCCGGGCAGGACGGCAAGCCGGACCAGCTCGCTGTTGCGGAGCAGCGGCGCGGCATCGACCGCTCGGTGGCCCGCATGGGCGCCAGTGGCGTGCACGAGCTGTCGCCGCTGGACGAGCAGCGCCTGCTGGCCGGCACCAAGATGCTGAAGACCATGCAGGCCAACGCCAACTGGCTGCCGTGGAACCCCGACAAGCTGAAGACCATCGACCCGGTGGACCTGACACAACTGCGCGTGCTGCCAAACGGCGACCGGCAGATCACCCGGGCTGACAGCAAAGCGGCGGGTCAGGTCATCCCCAAGCGCTTCTTTGACACGGTGGAAGGTGCCCGGTTCTTCGGTGGCACGCCCACCAACGAGTTCGACATCCTGCACGAGGGGCGCAAGTGAGCAACCTGACCGACAAGGCCCCGCGCCTGAGCGACGCTGAGCTGGACGCCCTGGCCTCGCAACAGCAAGGCGAGTTCGTCAAGGGCATGCGCAGCGGCGGCAACGCCGCCATGGGCAGCCTGAACAACCTGGCCGGCGCGGTCGGCCAGAAGGTCGGGGCCAGCGACTTCGCCGCCGGCCGCTACCAGGCGGCGGACCAGTACACCCAGGACGCCGCCGCTGCCGCCCCCCGGGTGGCCTCCATGCGTGACGTGCATGGGGTGGGCGACTTCGTGGACTGGGGCAAGGGCCTGGCCGGCGGCATGGTGCCGGTGGGCGGCGCCGCGCTGGGCGCCGCGCTGCTGACCGGCGGCGGGGCTGTCCCTGCCATGCTGGCCGGCGCGGGCGTCATGGCGCCGGTGGAAGCGGGCGACATCGTGGGCCGGATGCGTGAGCAGGGCCAGCCCGTCGACCTGACCCGGGCGGTGGTGGGCGGCGTGGGCTCTGCAGCCCTCCAGAACGTCCTTCCTGGCGTCGCACGCGCACGGCTGGGGGGTATGGCAGGGCGCATCCCTGGCGGGGCTCTGGCGGCGATCCCCGAGCAGGCCGGGCTGGCGGCCGGTTCCGAGGCCGGCAAGCAGGTCGCCGCCAACCCGGCGGCACCCCTGGACACGCACCAAATCGGGGACGCGGCAGCCGGCGGCGCGGTCATGGGCGTGCCCATCGCCGGCATGCACGCCCTGGTCGGCGCACGCGGCCAGATCGGCGCTGCGGCCGACGCCGTGGGCGGCGCGGCCAAGGACGCGGCCAAGTTCGTCGGGGACAAGGCCAAGGGTGTCGCCCAGGCGACAACCGACGGTGCAGGCGCGGCCGGCGCCAAGGTCGATGCTGCGGCGCAGCACGTGCAGGGCATGGAAATCCCTGACGCCCTGACCGGCCTGTTCGACAGCGCCAAGACCAAAGCCCGCGACGTGCTGGACAAGATCGCCAAGAGCGACGACGTCATCGGGGACATCACCAAGTTCGCCGGGCTGCAGGGCGAGAAGCTGAAGCAGGCGCTGGCCGGCGACGACGGCGAGCGCGTCCAGGTGGTGAAGGACTACGCGAAGGAGCTGGGCGACCAGCACCCGGCGGTGCGCGACTGGCTGCAGAACGTGGGCGACCACGCCAAGCAAGCCGCGGTGGCCACTGCCAAGCAGGCCCAGGACGCCGCCGCCACGGCCCGAGAACACCTGGCCAAGTTCGCCGATGCGGTGGAGCAGCGGCGCGACGAGAGCAAGTTCAAGCGCACCGAGCCGGGCGGCGACGTGGTGGACGCTGAGTCGTTCACCGTGGAAGGGGCTGGCAAGCCGCGCCGTCCGAAAAAGTCCGAGGACGACAGCGGCGTGCGTGAGGCGCTGGCCGCCAAGCTGATCCCCGAGCTGCTGAAGGCCCGGCCCGAGCTGGCCCAGGGCATCAACGACCCGAAGCAGGCGCCGAAGATCAAGGCCGACCTGCACCGGGCGTTCGCCCCGCTGATCGAAGACCTGGCCAGCGGCAAGCGCCCGTCCAGCGACGTCGTGGCGCGACTGATCGACCTGGCTGGCCCGGCGGCCGACCGGCTGATCGAGGCGGCGCATTCGGTGGTGGGCGACAGCACCGACCAGGCCAAGACCAAGACGTTCTTCAAGGGCCTGAACGAGTTCACCCAGGTGCGCGACAGCACCGACACGCTGGTGCAGACCCTGCGCAAGAACCTGGCCAAGGGGCAGGAACGCAGCACCGACGCCGAGCTGCGCCAGGAAGCGGCGCTGCTGGCCAAGTGGCGCGACGACAAGCGCCCGGCCGAAGGCCCCAACGCCGACCCGCAGGCCCAGCGGCTGCACTACATGGTGCAGAAGCACCTGGGCATGCGCTACGGCAAGAATGCCGAGAAAGTGCTGGCGGCGCTGGAGAAGGCCAAGCCCAAGGAAGAGAACCAGCTCGAACGTGCCCAGGTGAAGTACGACGCCGACGGCCAGCCCATCGACAGCGGCGTGGACGACGGCTTCAGCGAGACCGGCTCGCCAAACGGGCGCCTGCAGATGTTCGGCGGCGGCAAGAAGGGCATGGACCTGTACCCCCACCCCGAGGACGATCCGGGTAAGGAAGGCCGCCCCGGCGCGGCGATGCAGCGCCTGGCCAAGGTCCAGGCGATGTACCCCGAGGCGACTGCGCGGTTCATCACCGCCAGCGAGATGGGGCCGGACCACCCGTGGCTCAAAGACCGCTACGAGCAACTCGTGAAGATCGGCAACAAGGCTGGCGTCGATGGCGACCGCTACGCCATGAAGCAGCTCGACCGCTATGGCGTCATCGCCACCGAGCGCGCCACGCACGGCACCGACCTGACGTTCGACGAGCTGGACGCGATGAAGTTCGACCGGCACAAGTACGACGCCAAGAACAGCGCGGCGGCGCTGTTCACCGGCGTGAAGCAGGGCAAAGACGAGGTCGTGCTGGACGCGGTGAAGATCACCAAGTCGATGATGAAGCGCTTCAAGGGCGAGTACGCACC